TAGTCCCAAGAAGGTTAGTCCCAAGAAAGCTAGTCCCAAGAAGGTTAGTCCCAAGAAAGCTAGTCCCAAGAAGGTTAGTCCCAAGAAAGCTAGCCCCAAGAAAGCTAGTCCCAAGAAATTACCTGCAGGATGGAAAATGTTTATGGATGAAGATAATGAACCTTATTATGTTAAATATGAAGGTAAAAAAATGGTTAAAAATTCAAGTACATACGATTTCCCTGTAGAAGAAGAATTAGAAAAACCTTCTTATAGCCCTGAATTTATTAAAGGTCATGCAGAAGCTTATTTATTAAGAATTATTAAACAAAATCATAAAAATAAAATTGAAAGTATCAAAGATTATGATAATATGAAAGCATTTGATTTAGGAGGTGTAATTAATCATCTATCTTTAAGAGAAATTGATGTATCAAATGTACCAAAACCAACTGATAAAAATAAAAAAGAAGTTGTAAAGGCTTTATTAAGTAATTTGAAAAAACATTTAAAGGAAGAAACTGAACAAGATCAATTAAAAGATTTATTAAAAGATAAATTATTTAAAGATGATGTTTCTCTTGATTATTTAAAAGCTCTTTATAAAGGTAAAAAATGCGATCCTTCTCAACCATGTGAAAATGGAGAAGAATGTGATTTAGAAAATGGATTATGTGTACCAGAAACATTAGAAGAATATTATGCTGATATTGAACGAATGAAATATAAAGGGAAAGGATTTGCTGGTAAAAAAGAAACATTAGAAAAGTTAATCCCTAAAGAAATGCCTAAAAAATCTAAACTAAAAGAAGTTCCTAAGCCTGATGAAGAAGAAATTGATTTAGATTTAGAACTAGAAAATTTAAATGATCTTGATGAATTGAAAAAAGCATTGATTGAATGTTTAATGCCTGTAAACAAAGAATCTGTTCGTACTAAAGCTAAATAAGCAATTAAAATTTAAATTATTTAATTTAAATTTACTCCTCAAAAAAAAAGTCATATAAATCAGAAAATGTTAGTTTTTCTCCAATTGGTAAACTATGTTCATACGTATAATCTTGGATATATAGTAAACTTTCAGATACACATTCATATGTTTTATCATAAAATTTTTCAATTATATAAGACTCAGATAACTCATTTTCATCTTTTTCTTCTGAAAAGAAATGATCTATATCTCGATCTTCTTCAATATCCATTTTAAAACTTTGAGCTCTTTTTGTAAATTAATTTACAAAATGTATCAAATTGATACTCTTTATATATCATATCTTTTGTTTTTAAAACATACATTATTTTTGAAAACAAAGAGTCAAGATACTTTTTATATTCATTATACCAACTTTCATAATCTTTAAATTTTTTCATCTTTAATTAATGTTTGATTTTTTAAATTATAATATATCAGTATTTAATTCGTTTAATTCATTCTCAATTTCTTTATCTAAATCTTCTACATCTTCATCTTCTATAACCTCAATCTTAGTAGCCATAGAATTATTAAATTGAGTTAAATCAATATCAATAATATTTGTTTGTTCTTCACAAAAATTTTGATTATTTTCATTTTGTTCCTGTGAAATATCTAATGAATTATTTTCAGGGATTAGCTCTTCTTCTTGTTCTTGTTCTAATTTATTCAAATTATTTACTTGGCTTATTCCTACAACTTTTTGACGTTGTTCTTCAATACGTTGTTGTTGTTCTAGACGTTGTTGTTGCGCTAATAATTGTTGTTGTTCTAGACGTTGCTTTTGTTCTAGACGTTGTTGGTGTGCTAATAATTGCTGTTTTTCACGTTCTTGTTGTGCTGCTAGTTGCTGCTGAAATAAATCTTGTTGGGCTTTTTGTACCTTTTTTTCTAATTCTAGACGTTGTAATTGTTTTTCAAGTTGATTTTCAGGTTCAGGTTTATTATTTAATAATACTTTTAAACTTCCTTGTTTTTCATTCATTAGATCTTCTAATTTTTTTAAACGTTCTTCTAACATCTTGGATTTATTATAAAAAAAATAGCCCATTGTTCCTAATATAACTATTTCAAGTGATACATGTACAATAAATTTTCTATCTGTACTTGTCATTTTACATTACTATAATCTTTAAGTAAAATTAAAATTTTAAAAAATAGGTTTAAAATTGAAATTAAGATGCTCAAAAATTTCCTTTACAATTTCATCATGAAAACTTTTTCGATCCAATGTTTTTAACATATTAAAATCACTTGCTCTACAAGAATATTTATGTCGATTTAATAATTGAAATAAAACATAATGTGTATTAATAAAACTTTTTCTATCAATTTTTCCAGTAAATTTAAACTTTTGATCATATACATTTGAAATTTTATCAAAATCCTCCATTAATTTATCTTCAATATGAGAAATATCATCTACCTTTTTTCCTGTTAGTTTATGATAAATTAAAACAATATCTTCATAATGCTTTGAATGATTTGTTTCTTTCAAAAATAGTAAAATATGTTCTTTCGTTACTTTTGAAAAACGTACTAAAGGATCACAATTATTTTCTAATAATCCATGTAACTCTAATTGTCTTTCAATATCCTTATAAACATTATCATCTATGGTAGAATTCTGTTTCCCTTGAAACTGATTGATACAATCTTTGAAATGTATTCGACGTTCGTATGTATATTTACTGGATATATTAACTCTTGAAATATCCTTATAACAATTAGATTTATAAGATTTTTCTTCTTGAGTCCCACATGATTCACATATTTCAATATTATTATACTCATTAAATATAAATTCTTGTGTAGATTTACAGTGTTTACACTCTTTTTTTTTAGTAGGAGATTTGTTATTCTTGGAAACAATATCATCCAAGTCACCATAATCTATATTATAATTTTTTAAAACATCAAGATACATTTTTACAATCAAACGAATATTATTGTTATCATTGTCTCTCTTTTTCATAAATGAAATTTTTTTAGGTTCAATCAAAACAGTTTTATACTCTTCTAAAATAGGCGTAACATCCATGATATAAAAATAAAGATTATTCTGAAAATTGTTATATTGATTTTTTGTTTTTTGCAATTCATCTAATTTTTCTTCTAAATCTTTCATAACATGGATTGATAAATTTTTATCAAGTAATAAGTCTTCAACTTCTTTTATACTTTTATCAATTTCACACATTTTTTCATCATTCATTTTCCATTTATCACGTATACCTTTATCGATATTAAGTATATCAATTTCCATTCTTACAATTAATTATCTTTTTAACTATAATTAATTATTCGACTCACTTTTTTCTGTTCAGCTTTACAACTCTTACAATTTGAACACAATCCATCTTTTGTTGTTTTTTCTTTATAAAATTCCTCGCGTCCCTTAATATTCTCACATCTATTACACCATTTATGTGTATTTACATCATATTCAGGTATAACCACAGTTTTCTTAATTTTTCGTTTATCCCCGTAAACTCCTACTAAATGACAATCTTTACAAATTCGATTTACACCATCTTCGTTTCCTACATTTTTAAAATATTTTGATAAAGGCAAAAAACGACTCTCTTCTGTTTTATGTGTAACTCCACCACATCTCTTTGTAATAATAATCTCTTCTGTTTTTTCTTCTAAATCTGATAAAAGCACTGTAAGTTTTACATTATGATCATTAAATGTAGTTAATTCTTCTTCCGTTTCTAACACATAACTTATACTTAACATATCCGCTAGTTTTTTAATTCCATCTATTAATTCTTCTGTCTTAATATTTGTAATAAATTCACGATTATTTGGATATAACTCTTTTTCATACTTTCGTTTGACTGCTGCTTCTAACAATACATAATCTTCCGTATACATTACAAATAAAAGTTTACAAAAAGGATTAGATGTTCGATATCCACCAACACGATCTGTAATATCTCGTGATAATCCAACTTTTGTTCTAATATCTTTATCCTCTTCTTTCATTACAATAAGATACACACATCCCCCTTTTTTAATCCTATAAAGCTCTTTTTTTCGTAAAAATGTTTGATGGTTATACATCACTTTCTCATATTTTCTAGATAATAATAAATTCTTCTCTCCTTGTGTAATAATAATTTTTGTCTTTTCTTCTAATTCTTTTACATGTTTTTCTTCCATCTCACTAATCTTTTTTTCATATTCTTCTTTGATTTCATCTACTGATTTCTCATTACCTTGTTCAACCTTTCCTGTAATTAATAATTCACGAATCCATCGTGATACTTGCAATGCAAAAGATGAATTACACCATTGCGCTAAATGTATTCCTAAATCTGGATGAATCCATGTTCCTTGTGAATATTTATTAGATTTACCTTTATATACTTCAATTAAATGTGAATCGGGAATTCCCGCTTTCAAACTTAATATATTAATAAAATCTTTAGTTTCTCTTAAACGTTGATAATCATTAAATTTTTTACCAGAAACTTTACATAAAGCAGTTGCATGTAAATATCCATCTTCACGCATTGGAATAATAAATTTCTCATCATTTGATAGTGTTAATTCACAATTAAAAATATCGTTAACTTTTTCAAATTTAATTGATGTCGTCATTTTTTATATTTACTTTTCTACTTAAACTATAAATTTATTTTTAGAGTAGAACTTAGTTTACTTAAGTATACAGGTTGGTACTTTTTAAAAGCCGAAACGCTAATTCCGACATCGGTAAAATTTTACAACAATTTTCAGATTTTCTTTAAGTCGTTATATAAATAATTGAAATTAAATTAAATATAATTTAAAAAAAATTTCTCCTCTATAATAAAAATGTCTATCGCAACCTCAAACTTAACATCTGGTTTTATCGATCTTGCCACTTATGATGAACAAGAAAAGTACACTTATGGCGGCTCCGAATCCATTGCCTACTTCGTTCGTGAAGTTCGCAAGTCAACATGGTTTACCCAAGTTCCCGTTGTCCTCAGCCGTTCATCAGGCTCAGCTGGCTTTGGTCAACAATGGTCCGTCTCAGTTAGTCGTGCTGGTGATTACCTCCTCCACACTTGGCTTCGTGTCGTATTACCTTCAGTTACTGCTGCTACCGCTAATTCTACTAGCGCTCTTTCCACTAACAATAACACTACCAGTGTTTTACGTTGGACTCGTAACTTGATGCACAATCTTATCCAAGAATGCAGTATCACCTTTAACGATTTAGTTGCTGCTCGCTTTGATAACTTTCACTTAGATTTCTGGTCCGCTTTCACTGTTCCTGCTGGCAAGCGTAACGGCTACAATGTCATGATTGGTAACGTCAATCAACTCATCAACCCCGTTGCTGCCAATCCTCTTCTCCTTGTTGGCGCTGGTGGTGTTCAAAACGGAACTTTACCCGTACCCAATCAACAACAAGTATTACCTTCCCAAGTCCTTAATCTCCCTCTTCCCTTCTTCTTCTCTCGTGACTCTGGTATTGCTCTCCCCACTGCTGCTTTACCTTACAATGAAATGCGTATTAACTTTTCTTTCCGTAACTGGACTGATTTACTTATCAAGGATGTATACATGCCTGCTGCTTCTCCCCCTGCTGGTCTCTTATTACAACCCGCTTTCTACCAATCCAACGCCCAAGCCCCTGCTATTGATGCTACTCATGCCCTTGTTCCTGCTAATGGTGCTTGGGTATCACTTCCTGCTTCATCCAATGATATCGCAGGTGGCGCTAGTCCTGACATCAGCAACTCTTGCCAAGTCTGGGCTAACTATGCCATTGTATCCAACGAAGAACGCAAGAAGATGGCTTGCGCTCCTCGTGATATTCTTATTGAACAAGTCCAAACTGCCCCTCTTCAATCATTTAACAATGCCAATAGCATCAATACCACTGGCGTTGTTGGTGTTACTGGTGGAACCCAAATCACCCCTCAATATGACATTCGCTTCTCCCATGCTGTTAAGGTCTTATTCTGGGCTGCTCGTAACAAGTCTAACTACTCTGCCTGGTCTAACTACACCACCGATCCCCAATGCCCTCTTGGTCCTCACCAATCTGGCAATATTGGTGTCATCCCTGGTAACGCTCTCTTTGGTGTTGTTGATTTCACTGCTGGCTCTGACCCCGTTGATACCACATCTCTCATCTACGAAAACACCCAACGTCTCCAAAACATGGGCTCAGACTACTTCTCCCTTGTCAACCCCTGGTTCCACTCACCCGTCATTCCCCTCGAAACTGGTTACCACAGCTACTCATACTCCCTTGATTACTACAACATTGATCCTATGGGAAGCACCAACTATGGTAAATTAACCAACGTTTCAATTGTCCCCTTCTCATCAGCTGCCCAAAACAACTCATTCTACCTCAATGCTGCTGGCGGTGCTACAGCCGCTGCTACCGTCAACGCCGTCTCTGCCAAGTACGACTTTATCACTACTTGCGTCAACAACAACATTATCCGCATCTCAGGTGGTGCCCTCGGTTTCCCCGTATTATAAAAGATCAATTCGACATAAATTACAATTTATTTTCAGTTATAAAATTGAAAATAATACTAGTTCTTATTTTTTATTTTAATTGTAATTTCAACTGCATATTTTCTAATTGTAATTCTTGTATTTGTTTTTCTAAACGATTAATTTTCATTGGTAAATCATTGTCCAATAAAAATGTTTCAATCATAGTTAGAAATGTCTCTAATGTTTTTACACTTTTATAAACTTCTTTTTGTTTACTGAATTCAGCTTTATAAGGAAGTAAGAAATCATGTAACATTTTTTCAATAGGTCGACCAGATACTTTTACAAGTTTAATAAGACGCCATTGTGCAGTATGTTTTTTATTACGTTGTAAAAGTTTTCCATCAGAAAACCCAATTTTAACCATGCCTTTGCCAATATAAGAAACATAAATAACAGAATCTGTTGTATACTCTTCCATTTTTACTTTATCTTCTAGAACTTCTGCTTCAATATCCATTTCAGTGATAGTAGCAAATGATTTTATAGGTCGTTCAAGTGATACTTTTCCTGTTGATAAAAGCTTATGAATCCATCTAGTTACAATAACAGCAAATTTAGGTGATACCCATTGAGCAATATGAATTGCTACTTGTGGATGAACCCATGTATATTGATCATTTTTACCCTTATTTGTTTCTATTAATTGAGAAGTGCAGATTTGCATATCTGAACTTAATTCATCTAAATATTCTTCAGTTTTATTATTTCGAAACCAACCACCATATTCTTTACCACCAGCTTTACATAATTGAGTTGCATTGATATATCCATCTTCTGGGCGAGAAATAATTTCTATTCCAGCTAATAAAATACGATCTTCTTTTTCTTCATCTTCTTTTTGTTTTAATTTTAATACTTCAATCAATTCATTTTTTTGTAAATTATTATATTCAAGTAATCCAAGATCTTTTGCAATTAATTTTAGTTTACTTAAACTCATTTCAGAAAATAAACATTCTTTTTCATCATATTCAGCTTTAATTTCATTAATTAAATCATCTTTTTTCATATTGGTATTTATACCATGTTCTTTAGCAATTTCTTTAAGTTGAAAGATATTCATTTGTTGAAAGTTAATTTCACTTTCATTTTTAATTTCATTTTTTTGTAGCCAAAAATTTATTTTACGTCGTTCGACCATTTTCAGCATTCTTTCATAAAGATCTTTAATTGCGTTTGTATTTGCGATGCCATATGTCATTCCATATTTTTTAGATTGTTCACCTAATTTTTTATTGGAAAGAGATTTCCAAGAATCAATGATATTTTTATCAATAGGAGAATGAACAAGATTAATAAAAGAACTCCAATTTTCATTAGGAGAAATTTCACGAGCTTGATAAGAATCTTTATCTTCTTCATCAGGATGTTCCATGACATATCGAAATGTTTCCATCCAATTTTCAATACTTGCAGCAGAACAGAAACCACCTCCTCCACGTTTAGATTTTCCATGAAACATACGTGCAGTAGCTTGTTTACCAACTGATTCTTGTGCTTCTAAAAGTAATTCATAAGTGATACCAATATTTTTACAATCTTGGACAAATGATTTAGGATTAGACATCGAATGAATTGTCATCTTTATTCCTTTTATACTATTTACATTTGTTTAAATTATATTTAAATACAAATAAAGACAAATTAACATTTGTATCAAATAAATATTAAACCATTTAAATAATCGTTTAATGTATAAATAGATGAGCGGATTATTATTTTTACAGACGGAAGATTTTACGATACAAAAAGGCATGAAAGGAAATATTTTGTGCCACAATATTCGAGGTCTAAGTTTAATTTTATTTTATTCAACGAATTGTCAATATAGTAGAGCTTTAATTCCTGTATTTAAGAGATTACCAGGACAACTTGGTGGATGTCAATTTGGAATGATTAATATTAGTTCAGAGAAAATGTTGATTGAAATGAGTAAAGCAACCATTTCAGAAATTAAATATGTTCCTTTAATTATCTTGTATGTAGCTGGAAAACCTTTTATTAGATATGATGGTCCATCTGATGAGAATGAGATCAAGCGTTTTATTTTTGAAGTAAGTAATAAGATTCAATCAAAAGAAAAATTTACAGGAAAACAAAATCAACAACCTGCCAATCAACAAGCTAATGCTAACACAAAACGATCAATTCCAGCATATGCATCCGGTCAACCATTATGGGGAGATTCTGATGATTTTTATTTAGAATTTGCAGAAGCATATACATAATAAAATTGAATAAATAAAAACAGAATAAAAAAGAAGAAAAGAATGAACTTTCCTAACTTTCCACTTTATGAAACATTAAAGACTGATGATTTTAAAGAATTATCAGAGGAAGAAAAAGATACTTTATTTGAAAATATAAAGACAATGACAGATGATAAACAGGAAATTTTATACGCATTAATTAAAGCTTATTATATGGAAGAACAACAACAATATATGACAACAAATGAATTACCTTATGGTGGAAAGGTTTTAAAAAATCGTTTAAAATTTGATTTAGATCAAATACCAAGCAAGTTACAGTACATTTTAAATTCATTTAGCAAGTATTAGTATTAAATTAAATATTTAATTTAATATAAATGGACGTCTTTGATTTTTTACCTACTTATATTGATTTTGATAAAGATACAGAGAGCATTTTAGGACCTGAATTAATTGATAAAACATCTTTATATTATAAAAAAGAGTTTCATGATTATAAATTATCTCAAATAGAGGAACGTCCAGATGAAGCTGGACAGTATATGAATCATCAAATTATAATGGCACGTTTTCTTAGCTCATATACACCTTATAAAGGCATTATGGTTATGCATGAGCCTGGTACAGGTAAAACATGTTTATCTGTTGCAGTAATTGAGAAAATAAAAGAAGAATCATCAATATTTCGAGGAGCTCTTATTTTAATGAAGGGAAAAAATTTGATTAATAACTATAAGAAAGAATTGGTTGAAAAGTGTACATCTGGAAAGTATGATATTGATGAAGATGATGAGTTAACACAGAATAAAAAGAAAAGACGGATTAATAAAAAATTATCTAGTTTTTACAAGTTTCAAACATTTGAGACATTTTCAAAATTATTATCAAAAATGTCAGATGAAGAAATTAAAAGACAATACAGTAATATTATTATTGTGATTGATGAAGCGCATCATCTTCGAATTACAAATGATAATGGAGATATAGAAGAATTAAAAGGACAGTATAATAATATATTTCGACTTCTTCATACAGTAGAAAATTGTAAAACAATTTTAATGACAGGAACGCCAATGATTGATAGTCCTTCTGAAATTGCTAGTTTAATGAATCTTCTTTTAGATGAAAAAGATCAATTACCAACAGGAGATGATTTTGAAAAGGAATACATGAAAAATGAAAAAGGTGTATGGACAATAGATGAATCAAAATCAGATATTTTAAAAGAAAGATTATATGGAAAAGTTAGTTTTTTAAGATCAATGCAAAGTTCAATTAAAAGAGAATTTGTTGGCGAAAAACTTGATTTACTTTATTTTAATCAATATGCACTTTCATTAAAAGATTTTCAATTAAATGTATATCAGAAAGCATTACAAGAAGATCGAGAAATGAAAGGAATTTATATTAATAGTAGAGAATCTAGTTTATTTGTTTTTCCTGATGGTACTTATGGAAGAAAAGGATTTGAGCATTATACAACAATTGTAAAAGATAAATTTACAGATAAATTAAAATTAAGAATTAAATCTTCTTTGACAGAACCATTTTTAAATAAAACAATAGATGAAAAATTAAAAGTATTATCAAACTATAGTATAAAATATGCTTCATGTATAAAGTTATTACTTGAAAATGAAGGAAATCATTTCGTATATATGGATTTTGTACAAGGAAGTGGAGCAATTATTTTTTCTGAATTATTAAAACAGTTTGGATTTGAAGATTTTAAATTGGGCGGAAGTGGTAATAAATTTGCTTTATTGACTAGTAAAACATCATCTGATATAGATAAAGCAATCTCAATCTTTAATAGTGAAAGTAATGTAAATGGAAAACGTATTAAAGTTATTATTGGAACAAAGATCATAAGTGAAGGATTTACCTTAAAAAATGTGAGACATGTGCATATCTTAACACCTCACTGGAATTTTAGTGAGACTGATCAAGCAATTGCTCGAGCATTTCGTTTATTTTCTCATAATGATATCGAAAAAATAATACCTAATTTAATCGTTAAAATATACTTGTATACAATTATTACAAATACAGATGATTTATCAATAGATAGATACATGTATAAATTTTGTGAAGATAAAGATATTGCAATAAAATCAGTAGAACATCTTTTAAAACAAATTAGTTTTGATTGTAATCTTATGAAAGAGCGAAATATATTACAAAAAACATTAGATTATACACGTAATTGTGAATATGAAAAATGTGATTATGAATGTTATGAAGATTCAAATCAAAATAGAGATATAGATTATTCAACATTCAATTTATTTTATGATCAGAATGAGATTGAAAAATGGATCATTATTATTAAAGCTTTATTTATAAAAAAATCATTATATACAATAAAAGAATTAGTTGGATTATTAAAAGATATTAACTATTACTTTCTTTTAAAAGTTATTTTATATATGGTTGAACATAAGATCACAATTAATGATAAAAAAGGTATTCCTTTATTTTTATACTATGATCAAGATCTTGTTTATACTTCTAAAAAAATATGTAATACAGAATGGTTTGATCATTTTTATGTAGATAATAATCCTTTACAATTAGAGTTTAATTTTAACAAACAGATTAATAAATTATACGATCATTATCTTTCTATTTTATTTGAAAAAATGAAAATGGAAAATGATAAAAATAGAGAAAAGATATTGACTAAATTTAATGAACAAGCAAAAGAATTATTAATAGAATATTCAATCCTTTCAAAAGAAAAAGAATTTTTAGATGTTCATCCTATACGAGAATATTTAATGGATCATTTTTCGACATTTGTATTTAAAAAAGATAAGATGATTGTTTCTACATTGCTTGGAAAAGAACATTTTAGATGTCTAGATCTAGATAAAGAATGGAAAGATTGTCCAAAAGATATTAAACCAGATATAGAAGTAAAGAAAAGTGAATATCCATACGATGGATTTTATGAGAACGGTATTTTTAAGATAAAAGAACAACAATCTGTTGTACATGAAGATGGGCGAAAAACAACAAAAGGTGTTAACTGTGTATTATCCATTAAAAAGCCAAAATTATTAATGATCATTCATACATTAAAAATTGAACCAGATAAAAAGAATACATTTGAAAATAAAAATAGTGAGACATTAAAGGCATTAATAAATAAAAAAGATGACTTGAAAGAATTTCAAAAATTAGACTTGACAGATAAAGATATGATACGATTACTTTATTGGGAACAATTTAATAAAGAGCCCATATGTAAAATAATCGAGATTTTTTTTAAAGAAAAAGCTAAATAAAATTATTTAAATTTTTTCTCTGATAATAGAAAAGATGAGTATTTCATTAACTAAATCTGTACAAACCTGTTCCGTGAATACAGGCTATGCTCCTAAACTCTTCTCTGATCGTTTCCAAAATTATGACTCTCTTCTATGCCCTATGTGGAATGGTTTAGATACTTATGGCCGAGTTGTCTCTTATGATTCATTTGTTACTAAAACTGCCGGATGTGAATCTGCCGAAGACCGTGTTGCCGTTGAGAACTACCAAAGACCCCAATACGCCGAGTACACCGCTCTAGACGCCAGCGGGTACCTTAATCCTTCAGCTCTTGGCCAAGCTGTTAGTTCCAATGAAGGTTACCAAAAACAAACTGAACTCTACCGTCTCCAAGCTGTTCGCGATGAACAAATGAAAGGTGGCAGTGTTGGTATCCAATTTGCTAAGACCAACTCTCCTTACACCACTGGTATCAATGGTGTCAATGGTTGCCCTAACGGCAGTTGTGCTAACGGCTTTCAAGGATACAAGGGACAAGTACGTGAAGGATATGTTGACACCCGTGCCAATGCCAATTTCCAAGATCGTCGTAACCTATCTAACATTGCTGGATGGAAGGGTAACTGCCGCGCTTGTGCTGCTGGCAACCATTAAAAATTATTAAATAAAATAGTTGAAAATTTTTTATAAAATTGATTTTATAAAAAAATGAAATTAAAAAATAAAAATGGAAAGTTTAAACATTATTAATCTTATAGAAAAAAAATCTATCACTCGTCTTTCTAAAGACTATGAAAATAGATTTTTAGTAAAAATAAAAGAAAATTTTAATGAAAATCAACAGCAATTATTTGTAAGTAGTTTTTATTGTTATTTAAATTATGATTCAAAGAAAGACTTTGTGATTGATTTTGATCATATATGGAAATGGTTAGGGTATACAAGAAAAAATGATGGAAAAAGAGTATTAGAAAAACATTTTGTGATTGATCTTGATTATAAGGTTAAAAAAACCTTTACGGAGACTTCCGTAGCAGCTCTTAAAAAAGCTTCTCCTGCGATCGCAGGAGAAGAACAAAATGAACCTAAAAAATTAGGTGGTGCTGGATTAAATAAAGAAACTATTATTCTTACAATTAACACTTTTAAAAAATTCTGTTTAAAAGCAGGAACAAAGAAAGCAGATGAAGTTCATGATTATTATATTAAACTCGAAGAATTGTTACATGAAACGATGAATGAAGAAAGTAATGAATTACGAAAACAATTAGAAGAAGAAAATAAAAAATCTTCATATAAAATAGAACAATTAAATAAACAATTACACATAAAAAATTCATTAAAGGTAATTACTGAAGAAAAGTTTGTAATTTATCTGTTGGTAGCGTATATTAATGATAGAACTATTTACATCATTGGAAAAACAGCTGATTTAACAAGGAGATATAGAAACTATAGATTAAAAGGTATTTTGATACATGAAAAAGATGTAAAGTTAATGTACTATAAATCTTGTAGGTCAGCTTCTATTTTAAAAGTTGTAGAAAAATCTGTAATTTTAAATATGTCAAAATATCTAATGGATGATTGTAGTGAGGTTTTTCAAACAGATGAGTATCATGAGATAGAAATGATAGATAAATTCAAGCAGGTTATAGATTTATACATAAGTACTTTTGAACATGTATCATCAAATATCATTATAAAAGAACAAGAAGAGAAAGAAGAAAATAGAGTTAGATCAGAATTATATCTTGAAAATAGGGAAGAAGTAAATGAAAAAGTTAGACAAGATCGATTAGAAAATCCAGAAAAGTATAGATCTAGAGATCAAAAACGTGATCCAGAAAAGACCAAAGCAAAAAATAAACGATATAGGGATAAAAATAAAGAAAAAAGAGCAATTTATGATAAAGAACATAGTAAAGATCCAGAAGTTATTGAGAAACGAAAAGAAAGAAAAAAAGAAAAATATAGCGAGATGACAGAAGAAGAAAAAGAAGAAAAAATGAATAAAGCTAGAGAATATCGTGAGAAAAATAAAGAAAAAAAAGAGATGTTATCAAAACAACAAATTATTTGTTTGGTTTGTCAAACAAAATTAAGTCGAGCATGTTGGAGACGACATACAAAATCTTTACTACATCTCGATGCAATTAAATTGAATCCAGATGTAATTGAAAAATATGAAATTGAGAATTAAATTATTAATCATAATTTAATTGATTAATAAAAATAAAATAAATGATTACTACATCTGAACTTATTGCTTACTTTGAAGGTATTATTTCTGAATTAAAAGATGAAACTTTATCAGATGATTTAAAGAAACAATTAACATTATTTTATGTTAGAGATAAGTACAATCAAAGAGAACTAAAAGATAATGAAGATGAAATGAAATATTTTGCATTAGGATGGTATATTTATTCTTTTAATCATTTTCTTTCTAAGAATAAATGAATACGGAATCAGAATATCTAAAAATGTTAAAATCGGCTACATTTGAAAGTCTTGAAACACCTGCTAATTTTACATATTCGCCAGATGAATCACCTATAGGTCTAACGGTTGCTCCTCCTGCAAACTGTGACATTCGTTTTCGAATTGGTACTTTTAAACTTGTATTGCCTAAATTTAGTTTATCAAAAGAAGAAAAATTATTACCACTTTCATGGTCAAACTATAAAGTGGAAATTAATGATGAGAAAGCTGATCAAAAAATGTTAGTTACAAAACCTGTAAATCAAGGACATTGTGGATCATGTTTTGCAGTTGCTATAGCAACTACTATATCTGATAATTTTTTATTTGGAAAAAAAACAGATTATAATCCGTCACTTAGTCCAATGTATATATTATCATGTTTAGCAGAAGATACTGATGTAAATAATCAATGTAATGGTGGAAATCCTTCAGGAGTACTAGATATTATTATTAATAAAGGTGGGATATCGACTAATTGTTGTCAAAATTATTATAAAATATGTGATTCTAATAAATATTGTAATGGAAAAGGTGAGGAACATATGAATCGTAATATTACAATGGAAGATGTCAATACAATGATACCTAAATGCGGACATTGTACATCTGATATTCCTAGTCTCTATAAAATTAAGAATAAAGTAATCTCATTTGATGTTCCCTCTATTAAACTTCATATCTATAATTATGGATCAGCTGTAGGAGGGTTTTTAATTTACTCTAATTTTATGAAAGATAAAAGTCATGGGAAATTTGAAAAATCAAATGGTATCTATATTCGCTCAGTAGATTATGCAGAAGACGGAAATCGACAACAATCACCTATTGGAGGTCATGCAATTTCTATTGTTGGATGGGGTACATCTGAAAATGTAAAAGTAGAAATAGATGGGAATGAATATGTATATCCCAAAGTTGATTATTGGGTATGTAGAAATTCATGGTCAGATAAATGGGGAGATAATGGCTATTTTAAATATGCAATGTATCAAGAATACAAAGATTTGCCAGCTATTAATAAAAATATTTCTTTTGAAACAGATAATAGTCATTATGGTCAAATGTTAGGTGGAATTTTATTAATTGAACCTGAAAGTATTGTGAATTCATCTGAACTTGATAAAGTAGATTGCAATATTGACTATAAATGTGAGAGTACTAAAATAATTCTTAAAAAAGATGTTAAACATATTAATCATTCACATCAGTCTTTTACTATTGTATTATTAGTATGTTTACTAATATTAGCGATCTTTTGTATTTATTTAATTTTTAAAAAAGAATCTAAACGTCATAAATAAAATTGAATTAAACTAGTTTAATTTAAATTAAATTAAACTAACGATGTCTATCTATATTCATGTAGATACATTATCTGTCTCAGATGAAGAAAAAATTATAAAAGAAGTTCGTGTTAAAAAAGTAGAAAATTCATATAATCCACGAACTGGTTTTAAAGTAAAAGAAACATACTTGAATGCATTTCAACAATACAGTGAATTAAATTGTTATTATATACCATTTTCATGGTCATTAACAAATTTAGATTGTAAACGTCGTAAACGTGAAGAATTTTCAGCCATTAATATTCCTTTTACAAGCACATTACGTAACATTCAACTTGAAATTAAAGATGAATGTATAAATAGATTGAATAAATTTGGATGTCTCTTAATTTCATTATACCCAGGCGCTGGTAAGACATGTTTAGCCATCTATTTAGCAGCAAAAGTAATTAAATTAAAGACTCTTATTGTATGCCATCGTATTGTATTGATGGAACAATGGAGAGATAGTATCAAAAGATTTACAGGAAATGATACAAAAATAGAAATTCTTAAAGTAGGTAAAAAATATAATGAAAATGCAGATTTTTTTATCGTAAATGCTCAAAATATTAAAAAGTTAGGAAGAGATGTCTTTAAATCAATTGGATTTGTTATTGTGGACGAAATACATGCAATTATGGCTGAAAGTTTATCTGAATCAATGTACTATGTAAGCCCACGATATTTACTTGGTCTTTCGGCAACACCAACTAGACCTGATGGAATGGATGGTTTACTTGATTTTTATTTTGGAATAGATAATGTAATCAAAAGAGAATTGTATCATAAACATACTGTTTATAAAGTTGATACAGGCATAGAATTTGAGGAAGAATCAAGTAACTGGAATGCATTAATTACATCTCAATGTTTACATGAAGAAAGAAATAATTTGATTGTAAACATTATCATGAAACATAAAGATCGACATTTTCTTGTATTGTGTAAAAGAGTTCAACAAGCATCTTATATAGCAGAAAAATTGGAAGAAGAAAAAGAAAATGTTTCTTTAATGATAGAAGATACTAATACATTTGATCCTACTTCAAGAATTATTGTTGCAAGTTTACAAAAATGTGGAGTAGGATTTTCACATGATTTACTTGATGCTCTTATTATTGCATCAGATATGGAAGAATATTTTATACAGTATCTTGCACGTGTTATGCGAACAGAAGAAGTTGAACCTATTATTTTTGATTTAGTGGATAATCATAAGGGTTTAAAAAAACATTTTGGGCAACGTAAAAAAGTTTATATGAAAGCTGGAGGCAATATAAAAAATTATTCTATCTAAAAATATTTTGTAAAATTGATTTTCTATTTAAATAATTATGGTTTAAATAGAAAAATGGCTGACTTTAATAAAGAGAATAGCTTTGATAAAATTGTAATTTCTACTGAAACAATTATTGCAAAAACAAATTGGAAAGTCGATATTTTAGCTTTATTTAATCATCTACCAGTTACTTATTATAAAGTTATTCCAAAGAAAAGAGGTAGAAAATCAAAAGATGAAAAGAAAGAAGAAAAATCTGATGATTTACAAGATGGACAAATTATTACTTTAAAAATTGGAAACAAAATCAGAGGAGTAAATTTGAAAGAAAAAAAGAACGCAAAACGATTTTTTAGAAATAGTTTAACCATTGTTATGTTTTTAGACAACAAATTTATTAACTTTAAGGTAAGCAAGAATGGTAAATTTCAATTTACAGGATGTAAGAATGAAACACACTCACAGCGTAGTATGGAATTCATTTATGAATATACAAAAGATTCATCTAAAATCATTCAAATCGATGGTGATCAATCTGAAATTATTTTTATTACTGTAATGACAAACATTAATTTTAATCTTGGATTTTGTATCAATAGAGAAAATCTAGATGAGTATATCAATTCAAAAACAAAATATTACTCTTTATTAGAAACAAGTTTTGGATATACAGGAGTTAACATTAAAATTATGCTTGATAATATCAATAATATTCCTATACATAAAATTGTTTATAATAATGATACAGATGAATGGGACAAAATTGAATTTAATTATTCAAAGTATATTGATACGTTAGATGAAAAAGAGAAGAAAAAAGAAATTTCAAAAGTTCGTTATAATACATTTCTCGTATTTCAAAGTGGTAATGTAATTTTATCTTCTCCTCATAAAGAATGTATGAGACATACTTATCATGAATTTATGGAAATTATTGATAAATGTAAAGATAGAATTGAAGAAAAAATTTACTAAACAGATCTATCAACACATACCCTGTTTAACATAATTTCCATTTCAGCTTTATCAGAATACTTTCGTAAATAATCAGGATAGCAAGGATATACAACAGATGCAGGTCCTTCAAAACAGTGCTTAGGATATTCTGATTTACTAATAATTTTCTCTTTATAACAAGGTTGTTCTAGTTTTCTATAACCAGCTTCTCTTTCAATAATAATAGGATATATTGAATCATGAACACCTCTATATTGACGTTGATAAGGAAAATGATCATAATCAGTAATCACTTGACGACAATCTTTTTGTGTTGCATAATAGACATTTGGATTATTTTTCATGTATTTTGCTTTTTCAATATTTAATCTTGAACTAAACATATTTATTAATTAACCAATATAAAATTGAAAAATTTTATATTCTTTTACATTCAATTAATAATGAAATCAAAATTATCAAACTTAATAAGCAATATACTATCTGATTTTTTTGATTTAATTACTAAAAAATATAAGATTGATGTAAGAAATGATTGGAATGATTTTCAAAATGTTTATTTTTGTATTTACAAATACACTAGAAATCCAAGAAAAGGGGAAGTATGTGCTGTTAAAATAAAAAATGGAGATTTTTGTTGTAAACATAAGCCTAAAATTAAGGATGTTTCTAAGGATGTTTCTAAGGATGTTTCTAAGGATGTTTCTAAGGATGTTTCTAAAGATGTTTCTAAAGAAGAAAAGGTTTTAGCTACACCTAAACCAAACTCTAATATAGATAAAAGTTTAGTTGTAATGTTGTATCATAAACTTGGAAAATATGTACATAGACCAACTCGTCTAATATTTTTTTCAAAAGATCATAAAGTTGTATATGCTAAATTATCTCTTGATGATAAAATTATCGCTTTATCTGATAAAGACATTGATACATGTAAAAAGTATCAGTTTAGATTTGATCAAGATCTTTTAAAATAAAGCAGTAAGTTTTTCAAAATTTGCTGTTGTTCTTTTTAGCATTACAAAATTATCAAAAGATATTTCTTCTAAAAGTAGAAATATAATATGAAAGATATATGTATCTTCTATCATAAGATCAATTTGATCATTTCTCTTTTTAGAAAATGAATTAATCAATGTTTGATATTCATTTTCTAAAACATTTTTACGAATATTTGATGTTTCTTTTGTGAATAAATTTTTATATTTTTTAATTTCATTCTTTTCTTCTTCATCCAAATTTTTGATATAACTTGAAAATTTATCTGTTTTTTTCTGATATTCAAATCTTTGTTTTTTAAATTTTTCAATAATTATGTCATAATTAGTCTTATTTAATATAGAAATTTCTTTAAGATTTGTATCAATGATATCACAAATAATATTAAAAAATTGATTATTGATATTACCTATTTCATACTGCATTTCTGTTATATTATCAATCAACTCTTTTACATTTACTATATACATATAGCACCTAACATCTTTTGTAAAATTTTTAATATAAAACAAGTTTATTTCCTCTCCAAAATGTAATGCCATTATTTTCTTATTCTGAATGCCTATAGTGTAATCTAATTTAGAAAAAGGGATATTTATACGTTTAACTTGTCTTGTTATTCTTTTTTCAAATTTTTCAACTCCGTCACCATTAATTGTTATTTGTTTATTATATTTTTGTGAAAAATTTTTATATGAATCTTTATCTGATTTTTGCAGAACCATATCAATTTGATATTCATCAAATTTTGCATAATCTTCTTCATCTAAAACTTCATCTAATAATTTTAATTCATAAATGTTTCTTTTATTTTTTATTTCAGAACGAAGTTTTGTAGGTATATAAATGAATAAAAATTGCTGTATTGAATAGATATATGCTTTTATCATTGAACATTTTCCATCAAGTACATAATAATCAATGACTGATATACCTGAATTTTCTAATGAATTTTTTAGTTTTGATAAATCAATGATACTCATTGTTTTTATTATGTAAATCTATTTATATAAATAGATTTAAAGTCATTTTACAAATAAAAATGGATCCTATTGAACATCTACAAACAGATAATTCTGATGTAACAGATAAAGATATGTATGTAGTTAATACTATCTTTGTAAATGAAAAAAAACAAAAAACTTATCAAGTTAAACACGTTGTTATAGCATCTCTTTTATTTTTAGTTTTATCATTACCACGTCTTGATGAATTAATTGAATCAGTTGTAAAAACAAGCAATATTTATATTAAATTATCCATTAAAACCATCTTTTTTTTCTTTTTTTATTTTTTAATGATTAATTATGTAGTAAAGTAAATATACTCATTGTTTATAACATTTTCTACAAACAGGTTCATATTCTGAAGATCCAATTACTATTTTTTCTTCTGATTGAATCAATCTACGACTAAAAATAGCTTCTCTTCCACAACTGCATACAGATGATAATTTAGTGATGGTATCACAAAATCTCACTAGATCTATTAAATCACCAAATGTCTCTCTTTTATAATCACAAGAAAGACCTGCTACATAAACAACTTTATTCATTGTTTCAACCCATCTAAGAATAGTTTCCTTGCTATCTTTAAAAAATTGAAATTCATCAATGCATATGATATCATATTTATCAATTAGATCATCTGTTAATAAAGAAGTCTTAATACATTTTACATTTAATTTCAATGATAAATTATGACTGTAAAAAAAATCACCTCTTGTATCATATGAATGATTAATATATATAGAATTGCTAGAATTATTTAGTATCTTTGAAAGATAAGTAGTCTTGCCACTAAACATTGGTCCAGTGATAATATGAAGCATTTTTAATTTTTTTAAAAATGCTTTTAATTCAAATCAATTTTATTACTTTTTTTTAGTATACTTTCTTTTAGTAGTTTCAGTAGAAGCTACTGGTTGTTCTACTACTACTGGTTGTTCCACCACTACTGGTTGTTCTACTACTGGTTTTTCTACTACTGGTTGTTCTACTACTACTGGTTGTTCTACTACTACTGGTTTTTCTACCACTACTGGGGTTTCTACCACTACTGGTTTTTCTACCACTACTGGGTGTTCTACTACTGGTTTTTCCACTACTACTGGTTGTTCTACTACTACTGGTTTTTCCACTACTACTGGTTGTTTTTTAACAGTAGCAAAATGCTCATTATTATGATGAGCGATTTGCATATTAAGAGTATTATTGACTACGTGTATATCCAGAAAACTAAAATTGGGTGATTTGAACATTTTTTATAAAATGTAAAGGTTTAAATTAGTAATTTTCTATCTCTTAGTACCTGACATGGTATAATTACCGCCTTTTTGTAAAGGTGCTAATCGTTGTTGCCATAATTCGGCATTTCTCTTTCTCATTAAACGTGTCATTAAATCTGTACGAAAATCAATTGTGTCATCAAGAATTCCTTGCTCTGCGATTTTTCTACTATTGCAATTGTTTGACATAATATCATTATTTGATTGAACAATTCCATACGAATCTGCTTTTAACAAATGATCTATATTTGTTCTTGTAATATAATTAGGTCTTCTTACCGCATTAACATCATCATAATAAAATCGAGGCTGTCCTGTAATTTCATGCTCGTATTCTCGATAACTTGTACCATAACCATTTGATCTAGGATCATATACTTCATATGGTGCAGTTCCGTAATCTGTTTTATCAATTTCTTCAACTGGTTCATATAAACTAGGATCTAATGCTGTATATAGTGTATTTCCTTTTTTATCTTTTGAAATTTGACGAGGAGGAATTTGTTGATCAAAAGAAATACCAATATTGTAATTAATAGGTTCAATAATCTGTGTTTTATAATAAACTCCTGGTGTAATTGTACTTGTAAATAATTCATTGTTTAATTCTTTTACTTTTTCATTTCGTTCACAATTTCCAGCCATAAAATTGGTAGGCAAATCATAATTGATATTACTAGGATCATATGTACATGAACGATTTACATCACCTTGATACTTTGCTACTCCATCTGTTTTATTAAATTTATATGCATCACTTATTAAGCGATTTTTTTCTACTAAAACATCTTTAGGTATTACAGTAGATGTACCCATTTGGGAACCATTATCTAAAGGAATAGGATATTTGCCATTATATTCTCCTAAGATATCTAAAGGAGTTTGTGGACTTTTATATTTATTTTGATAGTAAGAAGGTCTTTTTTCTTCATAATTTTCAATTAAAGGTTCATCACTTGTATAGTATCCACTTCCATAATAATCTTGTGTTCTCTTTTCATTGATAATACTAGGATAAACAAAATCATTTTCTTTCCAGTATTCCCAGTCGTAAGAAGGTGGTGCTATTACAGGTGCTACTAATGTTTTTGGATTTGGTGGACCAACTAATCGTTGATTTTTTGAAACGAATGTTTGATTAGGTACAATTTCAGTAGATTTTATACGTTCATCTGTATAATAGGAAGGGAACTTTTCAACTGTATAACGATTACGTTTAAAGTTATTTACTCCTTCTTGATAAAGTGTTTCTGTTTCTTGAATATAATTATTTTCTTTTTTTTCTTTGTAATGTTCATAGATATTCATCTGGTCCTTTTGTAAGTAATAAAGAATAATAATAAAAATAATAGAAAGCATGAAAAATAAGAATGAATGTTTATAACCAATTAAATACATGATTAAAAAAGTAACAATTATAAGTCTAGTAATTGCATTAATTTTTTCTTCACGTTTCATTATATCTTTTGGAACGAATTTTATATCCTTAAATAAAATTAAAGGATTTTCTAACCAAAAAATTGAATTACAAGTATTCATTTTATAAAAATGAATATAAAAAATTATAATCAAGAAAAATTAAAATAATGAGCAAGAAAAGATGCTTTTTTTTAAAAGGTTTTATCCCTGAAGAAGTGGATAAGAAGTATGGTTTGTACATCGTTTCAAACATTGAAAAGGAAAATATCGTTTTACAAAATAAAACAAACATTTTTGATGTTCTTGAAAAAAATGAAGAGATTCCTGTATCATTCTTAGATGAAAAAAATGACAAGTGTCTTGTTACAATGTTAGATTGGTTAAATAAGGATGTATACCCAACTAAAACAGATAAATTATGTTTTTGGTGCAAACATCCTTTTATTTCAAAGCCATTAGGCTGTCCTATTAAATTTATTAATAATCGCATTGAAAAATCTTACGTTTCTCATATCACAAAAGATAAGTACTATATGAAAGAAAATATTACTAAAACAAAATTAGAAAAAGTTATGGGAATGACACTTGATTCATTTGATATTAAAATAAATGAAACTGAACATTATTTAACAGATGGTATTTTTTGTGGATTTAATTGTATTATTGCTTTTATTAATGAAAATTCACATGATTCTTTTTATAGTGAAAGTAAATTATTAACTTATAGCATGTATAATGAAATGGTAGGAAAACAAGCAAAAAAAATTAAAGCATCTCCTCATTGGAGATTATTGAAAAGTTTTGGTGGTCCATTAACGATCGAAGAATTTAGAAAAACATTTAATTTATATGAATATGAAGAATGCTCTTTTCATATGAAAACTTTATCTAAAATTTTTAAAGAGAAATAAAATTGAAATTAAACTTTAAAAAGAAAACATATTAAACAAGAATGTTTAATATGTTTAACTCCTACAAGTGTGATCATGATTGTTGTAATTATAAAATTACTCCTTACAAACAAGTAAAATGGACTAATGGAGATGGCTGGAAATCAAATACTGGAAAAATTGTAAAAGCTGGTAGCTTTATTATTGACCCTAATACTTCAAAAATTTTACTTGTTCAATCAAGGGGTCAATTATGGGGTCCACCAAAAGGAACAATTCAAGATGAAGAAACATATGAAGAATGTGCTATTCGTGAAGTTTTTGAAGAAACTGGTATTACTTTAGATCCTAAATTTTTTCTAGGCCAGACACTTGTTAAAAATAAAGCTCTCTATTATACAACAGAATTAAAAGAAAATGAAACAGAGCCTCAAAATCATATTAAAGATAACGATGCTAATGGTATTGGATGGTTTAATATTAATTGTTTAAATGAATTAATTGAATCAAATAAAATCAATCTAAATCAGCATTGTAAAATTTTAATTAAGAAATTTTTTAGGAAGAATGTAATGTAATAATCCAATCACAATTAAACTGATCCCTATAGGTAACAAAATATCAGATAATTTCATTTTAGGAGATTGAGTTTGTTCTTTTACAGGATCTAGATCAGGTGTACTCATCAAGTTTAAATTAGGTACAGAAGTTGTTCCTTTTTCGATCTCTATATTAGGACTTCCTTTATCATCAATATAATCTATAGTTTGGTAGACTGTATTAGATAGAAATTCAATCTTTCCATTTTTACTAGGATAATTAAACCAAACTTGATCTAATGTAATATAATATGTATCATCTAATGTTGACTTATCTATTTTTCCATAAACAACTTTATTATCATATACACTAGTTGTATCTGATATTTTACAAAGGATATTATGTAAAGGAGCAATTTTAAATAATTCAAGTAATTTTATGTCTGGTTTTATGTTAACCTTTGCTAATAAATTCATAGAATTTGTATTTATTGGTTCCCAATTGATTATTTCATATACATATGAGTTTTTTGCCATTTATTTATATATAACATTTTAAAAGTTTTTATATTATGTAAAATGTCTGGCGATCTTACCATTAAATCATTAATGACAGAATTAACTGGTATAAAAACAGAGGTAAAAACAAGACGTGCTGAACTTTCTAAAATGTTAGAAAGAGAAAAAGAAATCAAGACACAAATTTCTTCATTTTTAAAAGAAAAAAATCAACCAGGTGTAAAAGATACTGCACAAGGTGTTGCTGTTATAACAGAAAAAGTATCAAAGATCGTCCCTAAAAAGAAAAAAGATTCTAAGAATGATGCACTAAATGTTCTTCGACATTATATGGATGACAGTAAAGCTCAAAAAATTTTTAGTGAAATGGAAGAAAGTCGTAAAGGAGATAAAGTAGAGAAAGAAGTATTGAAAATCATAAAAATTTAAAATTTTTTAATAGATAAAATGTACGGATTAGATGAAAAATCAAATATTAAACGTATAACAAATCCTCATGTAGTTGAAGAATTTAAAGTATCAGTAAAAGGATACTCATCTCTTACCATAGGCATGGCTATTTTAATAGTTTTAGTAATCATTTACTTACTATACAGATATACTAAATCAGAATAAATTAAAATTTAATCTAAATTTTAATTTAGTAAAACACATAATTCATGCATGAATTCTTGGTTATAATTCAAGTCATCAAAATTCATATTATCAATAAAATATTGTTGTGCTCTCATTGAATCATCCAATAACTTTTCACGTCTTGATCTATCATCTGATGATAAACGTTCTCTCTCCTTATCTATTCTTTCTGCAATTTTATCATACATCTCTTTTGTAACTGTTTGTATCGGTACTTTTAATTGTTGACAAAATAAACGAGCTTCTATATCCTCTTTTAAATTTCCATTCACATCTAAAATTTTGAATTTCTTTCGAGAAATATCAGAACAACAAATCATCATCTTTCCATCAGGTGTCTTGATAATTCTATCTACACATACTCCTGCTAATCCTTTCTGTCCATTAAAAAAGTCATGCTCTGTATAATGTTCTCTGATTTTTTCTTCAATCTTTTTAGGTTCTAATTTATCTAATGTATAAGTTGGAGATAGAATATTTCTAATATTATTCACTGTATTATTAGTAGTTGTGACTTTTGTTGCTCCATCACGTGCTAGTGTCTGAATAAAAGTATCACATTGATTTATCTTTAATTCAAGCTTTGTTATCGTCTTTTCATGTTGCTTTTCAAGTTCATTGTAACTTTTTTGAAGTAAATCATGTTCTACTTTTAATTTCTCGTGATCTACTTTTAAATTAATGTATTCTTCATTTATTTTTGATTCATAGTTATAACGAAGATCTTTTAATTCATCTTTATGCTGATTTTTAAGATCTTTTATATATTCATCATTATCTAACTTAAATTTTTTAATAATAATATTATATTCTTCATTAATTTTATTTTTTTGTTCTATTAATTCTTCTTGATATTTTTCATGTATTTTTAGAAAATTATATTTTTTACAGATATCTATATGGTTTAATAAATTTTTATTATTAGTAAACACTAACTGACACCCACTACATATAAATTTTGTTTCTAATGTTAATCCTCTATTTTTTAGACACGATTTATTATTGGATAAATGTGCTTTTAATGTATATTTTGTTTTAAATGAAATATTACAATACTCACAATTCATTTTATATAAATAAAATAACTTTAAATAAATTTACTAAAATTATTTTAGTAAATTAAAAATAATTTTAGTAAATTTATTTTTTTATTAGTAAATTAAGTTTTTTTTAAATAAATTTTAGTAAATTATTTAAAAAAATTTTATCTAAAAAAAGTGAGTTAACCTGATATGCTTTAAAAAAAGTTAGTTTCTAAATATTTTTTAAAATCTAACTTTCTAAATATTTTTTCCCAACACACACAAAAATTGTGTGTGTTGGGATTTTAAAATAATTTATTTTAGAAATTAGTAAGTTTGTCATAAAAATATTAATTTATACTTAAAAATGTAACCAAATAAAAATGGCAGATCGTAAACCATCTCCCTATGCAACTTTTAATGTATACAATGGCAGTATGGCGATGAAAGAAACAAAAGAAGTAATTAATACAGCTAAACCTCTACCTCAACAACCTGTTAGAGAAAATTTTAAAGGTCAATCGCAACAAAATAAAATACCAGAAATTCAACCAAGACAATCTCAAAATCATATTCAAAATCAAAATCAATCTCAATTACAACAACCTCAGCCTTCACGTTTTAAATCAGTTCAAACATCAGAACATTTATACAATGTACTAAAGAATGGTCTTGAAAAGTTTCAATCTAATTTTACTTCAAATAATATGAAACCTCCTCCTATGAAAATGTTTTTAAAATTATACACGGAATGGTGTAATCCATGTAAAAAAATTAAACCTGTTTTAGATGAAATATCGATATCAGAAGAATACAAAGATATCATTTTTCTACAATTTGATGCAGATTTAATGATGAAAGGACAAGATCAATATTCAAAAGAATTGATAAAATATTTAAAGGTTGGTGCTGTTCCTGCATTTTTTGGATTTGTGGATGGAAATCTAATAGATACTGTAATGGGAGCAGATGTTAATGAAATTCAATTATTATTGAATAAAATTAATTAATTAATTGGTTAATAAATGTACGACGTCATTATTATTGGCGGAGGAATAGCAGGATTATATACTGCTTATAAATTATGTGATAAATATAAGATTTTATTAATTGAACGTAATAAAGTACTTGGCGGTCGTGCAAGCAATACTTTATTTGAAGATATTTCAGTTGTAACAGGAGCAGGAATTGGTCGTAAAAAAAAAGATCATTTATTAATTGATTTGATGAATGAATTTAATTTTCCTATTAAAGAATTTGAAGTAAAGCATGATTATTCTTATACTGGTATAACCTTAGATATTAATAAAATTTTTAAACAACTTCGTTCTGAATATATTAAAAATCCGATTGAATCAACCTTTAAAGATTTTGCAATCTCCGTATTAGGAAAAAAGACATATAATGAATTTATTGTATTAAATGGATACACAGACTATGAAAAAGAAGATGTTTTTGATACATTATTTAACTATGGAATGGAAGATAACTTGAGTGAATGGATTGGCTTTAGTGTTCCTTGGAAAAAACTAGTTGAAAAAATGAAGATTAAAATAGGTGTTAAAAATATTTTATTAGATACATCCGTGATACAAATACAAAGATTAATTGATTCTACATTTTCATTAAAATTAAATGATGGTATAAAAATTATTTCAAAACGTGTTGTAATTGCAACCACAATTGAAAGTGTATTATCATTAGTAAAAGTTCAGAGAAAAATGTACAAACAAATAAAGTCTCAACCTTTCTTACGTTTATATGGAAAATTTGATAAAGATTCATCTTTACTCATTGAAAAATATATAAAAACAACTACAATGGTACAAGGACCTTTACAAAAAATTCTACCAATGAATAAAGAAAAAGGTATTTACATGATTAGTTATAGTGATAATAAAGATGCAATTTTTTTAAAACCATACATTCAAAATACAAGATCAAATAGAGTTTTTCTATCTGAATTAATTGAAAAAGCATTAGGGCTTTCTAAACACTCATTATGTCTTACATCTATAAAAGGAATTTATTGGGAAACTGGTACTCATTATTATTCACCAAACCCAACTGAAATGTCAAGAAGAGAATTTATACATAAAGCTCAACGTCCTATGCCTGGCATGTTTATTGTCGGTGAAATGATTTCTATGAACCAAGGATGGGTTGAAGGGGCGTTAGAAAGTGTTGATTGTGTTTTAGATGAAATTTAAAATTGAATTTTCGAGGTCGGCCGGGATCCCGACCGACCTCTTAATCAACTCTATAACAGATGGAAAAAATGAAGATCGTAAAACTTCGAATCATCATGATTTAGCACTTCAATTAGCTCAATGGATTTCTCCTATATTTGCTTTACAAGTTAGTAGGTGGATAAGAGAATTAGTGATAACAGGAAAAGTATTACTTGGAAATGAAAAGAATAACGAAGAGTTACTAAAATTACAAAAAGAAATAAAATTAGTGGAAACAAAATATACAAAACTATTAAAAACAACCATTATTTCCCGAAACGGGATTTCCCGTTTCACTAATTTTTAAGTAAAACATTACTTAAAAATAAACCATAATAAAAGAAATGTCAGGGAGAGATACGATTACTTATAGATTTCGTGAGCTTGATCCAGACATGATTGCTCCATCCACAAAGAACATGGATCGACCAGAACAAGGTGGTAGTAAAATTGTCATTATAGGAAAACCAGGTACAGGTAAAACTACCCTTATCACAAGTCTTTTATATGAAAAAAGCCATATTTTTCCTGTAGGAGTAGCGATGAGTGGCACGGAAGATAGTAATGGACATTATTCCAAGATTTTTCCGTCATCTTTTGTCTTCAATTCTCTGGATAAACCTGTGATCGAACAATTTATTAGTCGTCAGAAATTGGCCAAAAAGCATTTACCAAACCCTTGGGGCGTTTTATTACTTGATGATTGTACAGATGATCCAAAACTTTTTAATGACCCAATGTTCCTTGGGATATTTAAAAATGGAAGGCACTGGAAAATGTGGTTTGTTCTAAGCTTACAATATGCTTTAGATATCAAACCTGCCATTCGTACCAATATTGATGGTACTTTCATTCTACGAGATACTAACTTACGTAACAGAAAGATTCTGCATGATAATTTTGCAGGTGTTATTCCTGATTTTTCACTATTTTGTGATATTATGGATCAACTTACGGATGATTATAGTGCTGTATATATTCACAATGCAACTACCTCTAATAAGATGGAAGATTGCGTATTTTGGTATAAGGCAAAACCAGTACCTGAAACTTTTAGACTTGGGTGCGATGATTATTGGGATTTTCATGATCAAAGATTTGATACAAAGACCGAGTAGAAATAGTCTATTTTAAATTTAGCAAATCCACATAATAATCTTTTGTTTTATCCATGCAACTTGTGCAAAACATTTCATTTGATTTATCTAATGTAGAAGTATAATCGCCTGGAACAATCGCATCAATAGGTTGTCTATATCCTGGTATAAATTCCTTAGGATGAAGAGGATAAGGATTTGAGTAAGGCTTATTTGGATTATTGTATCCATTTATAGGTACACCAATACGGTATTTTTCTATTTCATCTTTATTCATATTGTATTGTTCTAAAAGTTGGAGATTGATATTAGGAGGAACTAAATTTAATTTTGGTTGTTTTTTTGGAGATTCTATTTTTGACATATAAAAGGCACTCACTAAAATTACAAACAGAAGTATAAAAGTTGTCAATGTTCGTCTCATTTTATTAGATATAAAAGAATTTAATCTTTTATATAAATGGCAATTCAATATCCTAAACTTGATAAATTAACTCTACCATCAGTAGAAGGATTCAATGGCTCATTAAATATTTTAAGAGATCCTCCTAAATCAATTTCTACAAAACGTATCGATAAGGTTTTTCAGAACAATAATTTTAATGATTTAATTGATGGAAGTGCTGATCGTATGTCAGAAGGAATTAGTGTTTATGCCAGAGGTGTTAATCCAATGGTTTCAGTATCTTATGATAATAACTCTAATAATGCTGGTTCATTTACCAACTCTAGTTTTGGTTATGGAAATAATATATCTCAAGGTCATATAAACCGTGGTGCACAATCATTTTTACCCTATAGAATTGCTGATAAAGGTGCATTTAGACCTCCTATTCGTTCACAATATGATTTATTACCTTTATCGCGTCAGCCTCGTGCTTGGTTTCAAGCATTAACTAATCCAGGTTTTGCTGATTATACAAAGAAAAAATATCTACCTACTCAATTTCGTATGATTAAAGATTTACTACTAAAGACAGATCAACCTATAAAACCAAATTCTTCAATTAAGATTGAGAAACCGATTTTAGAAAATTATAAGATGCAAAATTCAATTAATGAAAAACATATTAATATTAATGCATCTTCAGGTACTCGTTCATTGGATCATTCTAATTTTACCAGAGAAAATGTAGATCTTTACAAGGGTATTCAAGAGAATTATGAACAAGTTAATGCTGTTACAAATAAACAAAGCAGTCGTTCTCATAATTTATCTGATATGTCTATTAATGAAAAAAATTATATTTTATCAAAAGAATATTATGAAGCTTCTGTTAATCCTTCTGAATTTCGTAATCAAGGGTTAGAAGGACTTGAAATTAATGAAGATAAATATATTCTTGAAAAAGATTATTATGAAACAAACACAAATAAAGGCCGAAATATTAATACAAAAACGTTAGATGAATTACAATCAAATAATAAAACAAGTGTAAAAGATGTTACTCAGTATGAACTTGAGTCAGGTGTAAATACAGGATATACACTATTAACAGATATTCCGGAGTTTCAATTGCAACATCATATGCCTAGATATACAACTACAACTGCCTTAAATGATCCTACTATTTATAAGAGAGTTGAACATCAAAATAAAATTGAATTAAGAAATAATCTACCTCAAACAAATTCATTAAGAAGTGTAACTAAAATTGAAGATATGGATAACTTTAGTTATAGTTCATCTCGTGAATATAAATTACCCGAAGTAACTAAAAAAGGAGAATTCATAAATGCAGGAATTATACCTAAAATTGATCGTAGTGAAATACCCGTGAGAATTGATTCTCATAAAGAAAAAATTAGAAAATATATGAATGATACACAGTTTTCGCGATTTTAATTTATTTACTGTAATAAAAGAATGTCATCATATACATCAAATTCACCATCAATTTGTTATTATGTTAATTTGAATACATATACAAAAGGAAAATTTGGATATACAGATTTTAAACCTCCTCTTACTGACCCTATTATTAAAACAAAAGTATCTTATGAAATGAATAACTATAATAGCTTAACAAATGATGATAAATCTGAATTTAATTATTCATTATTCGCATCAGCATATCATAAACCTATTTGTGAAATTTGTTCTGTTAATGATTGTAAATAAAATTGATGAAAACTTTAATATCTATTTAAAGATATGTATATATACATATACGCCCGGATAGCTCAGTTGGTAGTCAGCGTGTGCCTGTTAAGCACAAGGTCAGTGGTTCGATCCCACTTCTGGGCGCAATTATTTAATTAAAAAATTAAATAATAATTATTTTACGACACGATACATAACAGAACCATCTTTTCGTGTAATTCGAATGTATTCACCACGTTGAAAAAAGTAGTACCGACTAATAGGATCGGTATGTAAGATAACAGGCAATCTATTTTTATATTCTTTATCTAACATTTCTTTTTCTTCTTTTGCGACTTTTTCATGTTTAGGAACAATACGATGTTCTGTTATATTAAATTGTAGTTCACCAATACTGAATAGTTCAATATTATACTCCATAATATCTAAAGATTTTTTAGCACTTGATGTAACACTTTCCCGATAGACAATAATACATCGATTACAATTTTCTTTATTCATGATAGATACAAATTCTTTAATACCCTGTATAGAAAGTTTATCGTCTTTACAAATAAATGAAATAATTCGATGCTTTGTTGATGTTCCTTTTATAATAAATTCTTCTTTAGAATCTTCATCTAAAGTGTAACCTCTATCAGTTAACATTTGTTTGATAATAATACTTGCTTGTATTTCTTTTTCAAAATTCATTTTTTATTTAAATTTTGTTTTCAATTTAAATAAATCAAATTTATATAAAATGTCAGACTCAGAACAATTTAATCTTGATAAGATTTTAAATGCTGATCCTCTTTTTGGAGAGAAACGTTTAAAAGAAATTGCTGAAAGTTTATCTGAAGAAGATAAACAACGTTATGCTAAGATAGGAGAAGAGATGTATAATAGTATTAAATTTGAAGATATTAATTCTCAAGGAAATTTAGCAAATGAGAATGCCGAATCTATTGAAATTGAAAATATTGCTCAAATTAAAGTGATGTTATCATCTGGATTACATCCATCTTATTTATCAGGTCAAGAAAAAGATATGATGAAAAACTCTTATGGCGAAAAATGGTATGAAACATTTGGATTTTTGGAAACAGATTTAAATCGAATTAATTTCTAAAAAAATTTATTTTTTTATCTTGAAAGATATAAAAATGGTATATCGTTTAGTCCCTAGTTATAAATTTACTCCTAGCTCCCATTTTGGTGTTGGTGATTTAGCCAAACCCAAACTCTTAAAAGGTGCTGCATACGGTCTTCTTCTTGCTGTACTTGTCTTAGCTGTTCTTTATCTTATGGCTATGGCTAAAGATAATACTTCCTTAGCTCGTTATGTTGATGTTCAAGCTGATGGTTCAAAGAAACTTAACATGAAGAGATTTGGTTTAGAACTTGTACTTCCTATTGGACTTGGCTATGTTTTAATTGGTGCTGTGTTAGGTCATTGCTATTTAGCTGATGAATAAATTAAAATGAGAAACAATCTAATGTAAAATCTTTAAAGATTTCACATTTTTTTATGATTGAAAGATTTATATTATTATCAGGTAAATCTTTATCTACATCTTTTGCTAAAAGATATACTTCTCCCATACTATAAATAATTTTTCCTACTTTATATCCTAGTATATGACTAATCATATGTAATAATAAAGAATACATAACAATACGAATAGGTAGTCTATTATAAATATCACATACTTTTATATAAACCTTGCCTTCTAATACTGATCCATTTTTAACATGTAATTGAAAAGATTCAAGTGTAGGATTAAGTGAAAAATTTTGTAATATAAAAATACTTTCTAATTTACTTGGACATTCAACTTTAAATTCCAAGATTTTATCTAAAACAAAAGATAAATTTATATTTAATAAAGGAAAACTATTTGATAAATCAATTTCAAACTGATCGCCAAATGAAATAATTCGATCCTTTTTATAGTCTCCTGAAATCTTTATTTTTTCTAAAAATAAATTCATTTTTTTATATTAATTTAAGTAATTAAATAAGTATATAAAATTGATCTTTTTTTTATATTCCAATAAATATAAAAAGAAATGACAACCACAGATGAATTTCAAAAAGTTCCAAACTTTTTCTTATCAAAAGATAAAGAATCGAGTTTAAAATATCAAACAAATCCACGCTATACAAGTTTCACACAAACTCATTTTACAGCTGGTGATATAGAACAATTTGATATGTACCGTGATCCTACAAATGGAACAAATCCAAATCCATCTTTTGATAAATCTTTAAATGTATGGAATGAAGAAATAGTTGGTGAAAATCTTGATTGGAAAAAGTATTCTAATCTTACAACAGAATCAATTGATGAAACATTTTTATATATTTTTGAAAAATTTAAAAAAGGAGTCTTTATTAAAATTAAAGATAATAAATTAGCTGTATTTCTACCGTTTAGTAAACATAATTATATAAATGAATGGAGTAATCGTATCAAAGTAAATAAGTCTTTTCGTGATATTACGGAATTTTTGATTTATGCAAGTAAAATACAAGGCTATCATATCAAACCAGAACAAGTAAATTCTCATATAAATAAATGGTATGCAAATAACTGTTTAATTCGAACAGAGTATCCAACTGGTGAAAATGATCGTTGTATACCAGCTTTAAAAGATTTATTATTAACTTTATGTGAAAAAAGAATTGTCCCTGATATTGAATTATTTTTTAATCGACGTGATTTTCCTCTTATTAAACGAGATGATACTGAACCCTATGAACATATTTTTGATAGTGAAAAATTTCCTTTACTTAGTCATCGATATAAAAAATACTGTCCTATCTTATCGATGGTTACAACAAATACAAATGCGGATATTCCATTTCCTACTATGGAAGATTGGTCACGTGTTAGTCATCAAGAACATTCTAAATTATTTGCACCTGATTTTAAAGAATATAAATGTGATTTTATTCTTAATTGGAAATCGAAAAAACCAACTGCTATTTTTAGAGGAGCATCTACTGGTTGTGGTGTAACTGTTGATACAAATCCTCGTTTAAAGTTAGCATCTCTTTCAAAAAAATCACCTGTTGAAGATGGGTTTCCTCTTTTAGATGCAGGTATTACTAAATGGAATTGTCGTCCTCGTAAAATCATGAATCATGAATTTTTAGAAGTGATTAACCCTAATAGTTTCGATTTTAAATTAGTCTCTTATTTATCTCCTTTGCAACAATCTGAATATAAATATATTGTTAATGTAGATGGACATGTATCTGCCTTTCGTTTATCTCTTGAATTATCTATGGGTTCTGTTATTTTATTACAAGATAGTAAGTATCGAGTATGGTTTAGGAAATTTCTAAAAGAATATGTTCATTATGTACCTATTAAAGAAGATTTATCAAACTTGTATGAACAAATTCGATGGTGTCGTCAAAATGATGATAAATGTCAAGAAATAGCATCTAATGCAAAACTTTTTTATGATACATATCTTACAGAAAAAGGTATCCTTGATTACATACAACTTTTATTCTTTAATATTAAAAATGTTACAGGTACATATTACTATAATTACCAAAATGTAAAAGATATCATTTATCAAAAACAACTAGAAAATATATCAGGAATAATTACTCCGATAGATACAAAATTAGTATACCCATTCAAAGAAAGAAATATAAATTCAATGGGAGGATTAGAGATATTTTTAAATCGTCATTCTATGCCTATGGATCAACTTTTAAATAAAAAAGAAATTCACAAAAGTAAAGATAGTACAATACATACTTTGTATTTAGATAAATTGTTACTTAATACAAAAGTATCCAAACGAAAATGTGAATTAGTAAATGAAACATTTATTGGATTAAATTGTATTAATAAACTTTTACGCGATATTCCAAATTTTAAATATACTTTTGGATTAGATAAATCAATCTTATTTACTGAACATATTGATGGCATTCTTCTTAGTGAATATATAAAACAATGTTCTATTGAAGATTTTACAGCTATTCTAAAAATAATATTTTTAACTCTTTCTGTTGCTCAAGAAAGATATGGGTTTGTTCATAATGACTTGACATCATGGAATATAATCATTAAAATGCTTTCTAAAAAAGAAACTTTTATTTATCAATTTAAGGATCAAGTATTTAGCGTTGAAACATCGATCTTACCTATCATTATTGATTATGATCGAAGTCATGCTATCATTGATGATATACATTATGGCATTGTTAATCAATTTAGTTCAAGTACATTTCAAGATTGTTTTTGTATGATTGTTAATACAATTCATGAGTTTTCTTTACGAAAAATAAATGATAAGGAATTATCAATATTATTATACATTATTAATTTTATAACAGAAACAGACTTTTATTCTAAAAAAATTATGTCATTCGATGAATTAAGTCTTTTCTTATCCACAAATAAAAAGTATAATGAAATTGTATATAAAAATAAATGTGATTTAGAATCTTTTGAACCATGTGATTACCTTATGTATCTTGAAAATTTGCCTACATCAAAAACTATTACTATTAAAAATATGGATGGAAATAAAGTACATAAAGATTATTTATATGTAAATCCTTTATTTTATTATGATATTATTGTTTCTCAAAATAACCATAAACATATCATTGAATATATAGATAAAATTGAACAACAAGTCATGTATATTATTGATGATTTTCTTGTCAATTACATCTACTATGTACATACAGTAAATCAAATATATAAAATCATGATGAATTTAAAAGATTTTATTGAAACCAAAGACAAGAACACAACTGATTATTTTATAGAGATGAGAAATTGTAACCGTGTACTGAAACGACTTGAAACTCAAATGGCTTATAAAAGTATTAAACAAGAAACACCTTTATGTGGACATTTTATTGAAACAAATATTGTAGATAAAGATAGAATATTTTGTAAAGTATGTAACAAGGAAGTTGAAAAATTTGTATACATTTCAAAACTAGTTGTTTCACCTTATTATAATCCTAATTTTAGTTTATCAAAATATAATAGTCATACATTTTCTATTCCAAGTAAAGTTCTTACTATTTTACAAGGAAATTCAGACCTTCGTAATGAAAAATTAATATGTATTCGCTATATGGTACGTGATACACTCTTATATGAACAACCTTATGTTATTCAAAATGAAAAAGAATTTGCTAAAAAGTATGGAGTTATTTTAAGAAATTTATCACCTCTATCAATCATTAATCATAATGCAAATATAAAAACACTTCAATTTTTAAGCAAAGAAATCTATGAAAAAGATCAATTACAATTAGAATTGTTACCTGAGCCACCTGTAAAAGTACTTAATACAATTAAAAATATTTTAATCTTATCTTAATTTAACTTTTAATTAATTTTAATTAAAAGTTTAAGTTTATTTTTAAAATCCTAGATCAATATCTTCACACATGTACTTGATAAAAGAATCATCCGTATCAGGTAATCCTGATGACTTACGAGCCTCCATGTAACGAGCGAAAAATTTAGTATGATAATCTTCATCTTTCTCGCGTAATTCAGCAAGTTCAGCACGAGCTTTTACAATATTATTCTTCATTTCATCCATCTTTTTCATAGTAGAATGATATGTCCAAGTTAGTTGGGATTTCTTTACCATTAATTCAATATATCGATCATAAGGATCAATATCAGTCTTTGCTACGTCAGCAAGTAATTCTTTCTCACGTTCTTTAATTTCTTCAATTGTTTGTTTCTCTTCATCACGTTTCTTACGTACTTCTTCAGAAGTAGTCTCTACTACCTTCTTCTTAATATCAATATCTTTCGTTTCACAAATATATTTCTTCGTTTCAGCAAGAGGAAAAGGACGACCAACATAGGTATGATAAATACTGTTATAACTATCAACATTTCGGATTAAATATTCGGCTTTTAGATCAGCTTCATCTTGTGTTTGAAAAGTTCCACGAACTTTCAACATTCCAAAAACACCATCTTCATCTGGCTTTGCACCTTTAGCAGGAAAAAATGAAACAAGACAATGTACTTGATTTTCATGCTTTGGGTCAGCATAGAACTTTTCAAAACGAGGAAATTTTTGAACAAAATCCTTTACATTTAACTCCTTCATTGCATGAGCTGTCTCTTCATCAGTTAGAGGAGGATTACCTACTTTATAACTCTTAGGATCAGTATCATTTTTATCTAAAGGTGAAGTTAAACTGTGTTGAGTAGAATAATCATTTGACATCTTCTATTTTATTACTATTTTAATTTTTTAAATAGTATATAAGATCAAGTATTGACAATTTTAAATAAAGAGCATTTAAGCTTTGATTTGTATTTTTAAATTAAAATTGATTTTATAATTAAAAAGAAAAATGATTAAATAAAGATGTCAGTTTCTGAATTTTTGGAGAATAATAGAGTCACTGGTGACTATCATACACATGTAAGTATGATACACCCAAAAGGAAAATTTCAAATTAGTAAGCATGTTTCTGAATCTTTTTGGAATTCATACTGTAGCAATATTCTTAAGGAAGAGAAGGAAGAATATGGACTTGCTGAGAAACCTCAATCTTATATACCTGTATTGGTAGATGTCGATATTAAGGTTGAATTTACAGAAGATAAAGATGTCACATGTCTATATAATGAATATCAACTAGAAAATATTATCCGTAATTATCAGGATATTCTTAAAAATATTGTAAATGATTGTAAGCCTGAACACTTATACTGTTTTGTTTTAGAAAAACCTGCTTATCGAGTTACTGTTGGAGATAAAGAATATTTAAAAAATGGCATTCATCTTCATTTTCCCTACACTTTTATCAATAAGAATGATCATGAAAATCATTTACTTCCACGTATTAAGAAGAGCATTGATAAAGATATGACATTTAAATCATTAGGATTTGAAAAATCTGGAGATTTAATTGATAAATGTTATACTAGAAATCCATGGCTACTTTATGGAAGTGTCAAACAAGAAGGAATGAAGTCATATCTTCTTACTAAAATTTATAATGAAGAACGTGATATTATTAGTTTAGAAGAAGCTCTAAAAAATTATAAAATTTATTCAGCAGAAGAAATTGAAATTGACTTGAAAGGTAAATATGAATTTTATTTACCTCGTGTATTAAGCATTGTTCCATGGCAACGAGAAGTATGCGAAATGCGTCCTAATCTTCCTAGTCCTATTAAACTAGATAAGGGAACTGGTGTTTCAAAAAGAGAATTTAAAACTCAAAATTTATCAGAAACATTAACCAAAGCAAAAAAATTATTAGAATTTATTTCAGATCAACGTGCAGAATCTTACTCTGATTGGTTACAAATTGGATGGACTCTTTTTAATATTTCTGATGCATCAAATGAAGGGTTAGAATTATGGCTAGAATTTAGTTCAAGATGTTCTGAAAAATTTGATCAACATAATTGCATTAATCTATGGGAAAAAATGGAAAAAAGGGCAATTACAATTGGAACATTACATCATTTTGCAAAAATAGATAGTCCAAGTCTTTACAATAAATTTACAGAAGAAAATTCAAAAAAATATATTAATGAAGATAATGTTGTAAACTGTAGTCATAATGATCTTGCAAAAGCATGTTATGAAAAATATGGAACAGAATTTGTTTGTGCAAGTATTGTCAATAATGTCTGGTTTCAATATAAAAATCATAAATGGTGTCGCATTGAAGATGGAATTTTTCTTCGTCAAAAACTGTCAGAAGAATTTGTTGAAAAATTTCAATTGGTTGCAAAAGAAATTATGGGAACAATGTCACGTAATGCTGATACAAATCAAAAAGATCTTTATTTACAAAAGCATCGACAAGTATTTAAATTGATTTCAAATTTGAAAAATTCATCTTTTAAAACAAATATAATGAAAGAGTGCAAAGAAGTTTTTTATGATGAAAAATTCTTACAAAAATTAGATAAAAATGCTTGGCTAATTGGCTTTAAAAATGGTGTTTATGATCTTAAAAATCACGTATTTCGTGCTGGAATTCCTGAAGATTATATCTCTTTACAAATGCCTATTGATTATTCAGAATATGATGAAAATCATCATTTAGTTAAAGATGTTCATAACTTTTTAGAAAAGATTTTTCCAGATCGTGATGTTCGTAACTATTTTATTGATACTTCATGTGAAGTATTTGTTGGAGGAAATCAAAAGAAACATGTTTTATTTTGGAGTGGCGAAGGTGACAACGGTAAAAGTGTTACTCAAACTATCTTTGAAAAAATGTTAGGTGAATATGCAATTAAATTGCCTACTTCATTGATCGTAGGTAAACGATCCATTAGCAGTGCTGCAAGTCCTGAACTTGCACGAGCAGGTAATGGTGTTCGATGGGCAATTTTACAAGAACCAGATAAGAAGGATGTGATTAATATTGGTATCCTAAAAGAACTATCTGGAAATGATACATTTTATGCACGTGGTCTATTTCAAAACGGTGCTGAGATTGAACCCATGTTTAAACTGGTTGTTATTTGCAACGATCCTCCCAGTATTCCTTACAGTGATAAAGCGACTTGGAACAGAATTAGGGTAGTCCCGTTCGAATCAACCTTTGTTAACAATGCTCCTGCTACGGTTGAAGAACAATTATTACAAAAACGATTTCCCAAAGATCCTTATTTTATGGAAAAAATTCCTGATATGATTAAACCATTTGCATGGGTACTATTAAATCATCGTAAGAAAGGATATAAGTTAGTTGAACCAGAAAAAGTTACCATGGCAACTGAATTGTATCGAAAGAAAAATGATCTTTACCGTCAATTTATTGATGAGCGTGTCATTGATGATCCAGAAGGAAAAGTTACAATTGATGAAATTTATGTAGGATTTAAAGATTGGTTTAAAGAATCACATCCGGGTCAAACAATTCCTCCTAAATCAGATGTAAAAGAATATTGTGTAAAAGCATGGGGTGAACCTGTACGTCGTAGTACATGGCTAGGTAGACGTTCTGTATCTCTAGATGAAGAAATTGCCCAAGGAAATGCATTTCTTGTTGGTGCGAACGATTTAGAACAAAAATCAGAAGAATAAAAATTAAATTAATGATTAGATTAATTTAATTAATGTTTTAAATAACTTTTATCCCAGTTTTCTAATAAATCTTTACAACTAGTTTTAATATCTTTAATCTGTGGATAAAATTTTTTTAATAAAGTTGAGTCTAATTCATTATTTGATCTTTCTGATAATAGAATTTTTGATTGTTCTTCTATTGAAAAATTATTCCATACAAATGTTGGATCGACATAGTCTTTATACATTTGTAGTATTTCATTGTGTTCAATTGTACCAGGATTTGTTAAATTGATAGTTCCTGTTATTTTCTGTTTTGATAAACTAACTAATACAGGTATCATATCTTCTAATACTGTCATACTATTCTGAATACTACAAATTTTAGAATAGTTTGTGATTTTAGTAATAAAATTTCTAGGATTATGATAACCTACAATTGGCATTCTTATTCTCAAATTTAAAACAGAATCATTAAAAAAATGCATTAATCTATCAGTAAAACCTTTTACAGTAGAATATCCACTCCCAAAAAAATTTGGAACGTCTTCTTCATTAAATAATGCTTTATCATTGCTATATGAAAAAATACAACCTGTTCCAAGATAAGTTACATGAATACCATATTTTTTGCCTATAATAGCTAATACAAGTGGTGAAAATAAATTATCTCTTACATTCTCTACTAGTTTTCCTTTTTGTTCTAAATAGTCAATTGTAGAATAACCAGGTCCATGTGTCCTTCCTATAAAACATAAAATACGATCTACATCATTACTTTGAATTTCTAGTTCAACTGATTTTTCATCATCTGCTCTAGCTAGAGCTTCTATAACAGTTTCTCCTAAACTTTCTAAATAAGCCTTTACCATACTACCAATCCATCCTTTACTTCCATAGATTAACCATTTCATTTTATTAAATAAATTTGTTTATAAATAATAATTTATTTAATCAACCTATAATGCAATATGTTCTTTTTTGAGGAGTTAACATATCATTAACTTCTTTTTCAAATACTTTTTCTACAGAAGTCTTTTCAGCACTTGTCTTTTCAATAATTTTCATTTCATGTTCTTTAATATCTCTTTCTAATTCGTCTAAATCAGTTTCAAATACTTTTTCTACTTCTTTTTCTGTTACTTTTACTTCTTTATTTTTAAAGTAATCTAATAATTCTTGTAAATAATTATTTGACATTTTATATTAATTAATTTTTATTTAAATTTAATTTTGGTAAAAAGTTTTTTTCCAACACACACAGAATTTGTGTGTGTTGGAAAAATTTAAAATCCTAAAATTATTTTAAAATATTTAATTTGAAAATTTTAAAAATAAAGCATTAAAGGTTAAAATTAAAAAAATGCATTTTTTTAAAAATATTTTAGTTTATGTTTTTACCAAATTATGTTTGGTAAAAACGCATTTTTTTCAAACATAATTTGGTAAATTTTGGTAATTACCAAAAATAATTTGGTAAATTATTTAAAAATAAAAATAGTAATAAAATGAGCCAAGTTATATGTGAGTTTTGTAAAACAACTTTGAGTTCAAAGTATGTATTAAAAAATCATATTATTAATAATAAAGCATGTTTAGCACTTCGAAATTTAGAATTAAAAACTGATTTTTTATGTAGTGGATGTATTCAATATTCTGTAGATCTTCAAAGATTAAATGCTCATCACGAGATTTGTAAGCCTTATCAAAGGTTATTATTAGTAGAAGAACATGAAAATGAAATAAAAGAAATAAAAGATGATTACAAATTAAAATTAAAAAAACAAGATATTCAACATAAGAAAGACATTTCAGATAAAGATAAAGAAATCAATAGTTTAAAAGAACAACATAAAAAGGAACTTTGTGATTTAACACTTTTAAAAGATGAAAAAATAAAAGATTTACAAGCACAACTTGATAAGATGTTTTCAACAATCGAAAAATTAGCTTCTCAAGCCATTGATAAACCAAATACAACAAATGTAACAACAAATAATGTTAATGTTTATTCTGATAAATATTTTTTAGAAGATATTAAACCAGAAGAAGTTAAGAAAAAGTGTCAAAATTATTTAACAGAACAAGTATTTTTTTCTGGTCAACGTGGTATTGCTCAGTTATGCACAGATCATATCATAAAAACTAAAGATAATAAAGTACTACTTACATGTTCTGATGTAAGTAGAAAAAAGTTCAAATATATTGATGAAAATGGAAATCTAAAAGAAGATCATGAAGCACGTACATTTACTAAAAAAGTGTTTGAACCTATTAAACAAGCTAGTCAAGTTGTTTATGAAAATATTTTATCGGATATAAAAGATGAACAAGAGCAATTAGAAGATGATTATAATAGAAAATCTGCATTAAATGATAAGACTATGAAAGCCATAGATTGTTTTGCTCAGATTGTCAATATCGATAATCCAAGCTGTAATAATGATTTTAAAAATGAACTTGCTATTTTGAATAAATAATTACTCTTATTCCAAGTAATGAACATTTAAATTCATTTTTCTACCAATTCGATTTGCACGTCCTAATACTTGTGTTTTTTGATAATCATGTAAACGGTGATAAATAATGATATCAGTAGTTTCTTGCAAGTTTAGACCTGCTCCTGAATGAATAGTATTCAATAACAAAACATTAACATGACCTGTTTTATATAGATCAATTGTATTATCTCTTTTTTCTTTTGTGCCACGTAACTCCAAATAATGAATATGTTTTTCTTCTAAATATTTTTTAATAGTCATAAATGATTCATTAAAATTACTAAAAATTAAGATTTTTTTATTGATACTATCTGATATAATACTCATAATTTGTTGAATTTTAGTCATATTAATTTTTTCAAAATCGTCTTTATATTCATGGATATCAAACATATTTTCTGCTGTTGCTAGTTTTACTTGCATCATATCACTTGATTTACAAAGAGGACAAATAGGTGTTTCAATTTTTTGATCACATACAATCATTTGACAACATGTTAAGATCGAAATATCTTTATGAGATTGATTACACACAATACATAGATGTTCTGATGTATAACGACGTATACGTTCTTCTAAAATTTGTAGATGATTTTTAATCAATTGAATTTTCTCGATATTTTCTTCATCAGACATTAATTCAGCCAATCTTTTTTTCTTTCGAATACAAAAGGAATCAATAATTGTTTCTGATACATTACCAAATGATGTAAGTACACCTTGAACATTTCCTGCTTCCATCATTTCCATTATATTATGATTAACAAGTCCCTCAAATAATTTCGAAAAATCACATGTAATATTATAATAGATATGGTTTGTAATAGGCATCTCATAGCTTATTTTTACATATTGATCATCATTTTTAAGAATGATATATTTAATGAATTCAAGTTCAGGTAACATATCATTTAAGAATCCTGAACGTTTACGAGGATATAACTCATATGGAGTTGCAGTAATTAACCAATAAAATTTAGCACTTATTTCTTCCATGGAAGATATTTTTAAACTAGCAGGTTCGTCAATGATAAATCTTTTCCAACATTTATTTCGATAGACTTGACAAAAAATATTATAAATGTTATGTGAAACAAGAATTACATCATATTTAGATAAGTCAATATTTTCAATTTCAGACTTATTATATACTGCAAAAAAACGTAAAGTTGTTCTTGATAATTCAAAAATCCATTGTGATAATAAGGATACATTAACAAGAATAAGTGAAACGGTTAACTGTTCAATACGAGTGATTTTAAGTTTTGATACATAATTAGAGACTTCTCTTACTTCTTTTAAATAAACATCATCTTCATGATCAAATAATGTTTTTCCAATTAATCCAATAATTGACAATGTTTTTCCATATCCAGGTAGATCTGATAAGATACCAATTTTAGTTTCAATGTAGGTTTCACTTGTAATGGAAACAAGTGGTTTCTTTTCCAGCTTTTCCATACTCTCAATACTTGTTTTTTGATGGTCATAGAGAGGAATTGATATAAAATCAGTATCCATGATTACTTTTAATTCTTTTTTAAAATTAAAAGATTTTATCAATTTTATTCCATTCGTTCATAAAATGCCATATATGTATTATCAGTTGAATTTAAATCATTTATTTTATTTACATTATTATCATCAAATGAAAACATCTCATTATTTCGAAAAGATCTGCAGTAATAATGACCTGCATTTAATACACCATGATGTTCAATTGTAGATATCAATCTATATTTTTTATCTTCAATAATAAAACCAACTGGATAAGGTATATTTTTCTTTTCAAAATATTTATTAAAACTAAATGCCATAATAGGACTAACTTCTTTAATACGAGAAATGATTGTAACTGTTACTTTTTTATTACATCCATCACAATTAAATCCTTCTACTTCTCTTTTTGTTTCACAAAATTCATCCAAATTATGATCAATAAAAATATAAACTGATGTATCCATTATTTTACTTTCTTTTGAACATTCATTACATATGGTAGTTGTCTCTGTTTTTGTTTGAAATAATTCATCCATTTTCATATATTCACATAATTTTAAAAAATATTCACTACTACTTTGATTTGGTTGAAATCCTCCCATTAAGTGAAGCAATTTACTCGTAAAAAATGGATCCCATTTTTTTTCAATTGCAATAAACTTGAAGAAAAGAAAAAAAATAGATTCTTTTTTATCTTCATTTTTACAAAAAGATAAGAAAGATTTACATGAAAGAAGAGATTGAACAAGTGAATTGAAATAACAGATTGCACCAGTATTTACAAACCCTATATTTGGTATTACTAATTCTTCCATTGTTTAACTATTTGTTTATTTTTTAAAATATAAAAACTATTTCTAATAAATGTCATTTGATTCTAGTTGTGGCATAATTAGTGTAAGTAAAACTTTAGCATCTTCTCATACTATACCTGGTTTAGATGTAACTTTAAGCTCAGTACATTTACTTGGAAATTTAACAGTAGATCCTTCAGGCGCTGTAAATATTCAAGGAGATTTAGTAGCTAATAATTTTACTGCTATTAATACAGTTAATAGTGGTCAATTTGGCAATTTCTCTGATAAACGTATTAAATATGATATACAAACATATGATAATCTTCTTGCATTAGAACAACTTGAATCAGTTCGTATTACTACTTTTAAAAAAATTGATGATAAATTGAATCAAGTAAATATTGGATTTATTGCACAAGAATTAGAAAAAGTAATACCTGCAAGTGTTGATAAAATGACAAATCATATCCCTGATATTTATCAATGGATTGATTGTATCTATAAAAAAGAAGAAAAAGAAATCATTATTGATAACAAGTTTAATTTAAAATTTAGAACTCGTGTAAAAATCATAGATGAAAATGAAAAAGAATTTACAACAACGGTTATTGATACAGAAAATGGTAAGACAGTATTATTATTAGATGATTCAAACTGTCTTCCAATCATTAAAAATAGAGTTTTTGTCTATGGTAAAAAAATAAATGATTTTCATTTTGTTTACAAGGATTATGTATTTGCTGTAGCTATTTCTGCTACTCAAGAATTATCTAAAAAAATAAAAATACAAGAACAAACCATAAAAGACCTTACATCTCGGCTTGAAAATTTAGAAGCCAAGTTAGTTGTAGAACCTAAGCCTGAACCTAAGCCTGAACCTAAGCCTGAACCTAAGAAAACAAGAGCTAAAAAGACTAAATCTCAATAAACTGTTCTTTTGTATGTGGAAACATTAGACTATACGATCTTTCAATGTAATGTCCTGCTTCTGGATTAGGACTATTTGAGATGTATCCAATCAATTCTTTATAAAAGTCGATTGGATGTCTTAAAATATCTTCTTTTCGAATTGCTATGAGTCCAAAGTAATTGATATAATCACAATCAATTTTTTCTTTAAAAATATGTTCAAGCCATTTTCCATATGGACGTAATGGACATAATTCTGTATCTATTTTTACACTACTATCTTTATTATCTCCATAAGCAGTTTCATATTTATCAATCATAAAATCGTAATTACATGAAATAATATTTTCATGGGATCTTCCTATAAAAATACTTTTCTTTCCATTTGTCATACTCACTCTTTCTAATAATTGTTCTACATATTTTAATTTTTTTTTAATATAATAAAAAGAAGCAGGTAAAAATATAGTCAATTCTTCCAAGTTATCATAATTTTCAATAATGTGATATAAATATGTATGATCACATTTTCCAACATTAGAAAGTTTTATAACAGGATAAGTTGTATTTATTTCAGGACCCTTATTATAAACTAGAATATTATCATTTTTAAATTTATAAAGATAATTAATATCCTCTTTATACCTAGCAATTACAAATTGTATGTTTGTTACTGAATAAAGAGGATAATTCATTAATTTGCGTAACATATTATTCCAATCTAGTAAACTATCTTGATCCTTAAATAATAAATGTTTATGTAGATCAATTCTTTTTTCTAAAAGTATCCTTTCCTCTTTATTTTCCATATAATAAACTGCTTTATGTACAAGATCTTCACTAGATTTACAAATTGGTTCTAGAATACCCATTTTTTTATAAAATCCTGTACTAAATCTACCATTTAATTTAGATGATGGTAACGTTAGTACAATTTTATTAAAAAAAAATGAATCAAGTGTAGTATTACAACCTCCAAATGGGTAAGAATCAATCATAATATCCATACAACGTAATAGATTACAATAGGGTAGTTTAGTCATTGTATCTATCATTTTTATACGAGTTGTATGATATCCAAGTGATTTGAATACATAATTCATAAATTCATTCCAAAATAGTTTGGGGATAAGAATAAAAAAGATAGATTTTGGATTTCTTATTAAAATCTGTGTAATCATATCTATTAATAATGGATGATACTTAAAAACAGTTTGAAAAATTCCATATAAATGATAATTATCATTTACTTGATGTTCAATTTTAAGTTGACTAATAGGTTGAATAAATTCATCAAAAATCAATCCATTGTCATAGTAATAGGTAGAAAGACTATCCAATAATATCAATTTTTCAGAATAATTTTGTTGATATTCTTCTTCTTCAAAATACTTTGAAGATACATAATAATCAATTGTATCTATACCAGATGTATCTGAATGTCCCCATGTATTAATTTGTATAGGTGCAAGTCTTGTCATATTTGCAAGTAAATATACATCAAAATCCATACCAATTTCTGGAAATACAAGAATATCTAAATTTAATCCAATAATAGTATCAATATTTTCATATTGATTATTTGACAATAATATCTCTTTGTAAGTTTGATATTGATCCATTATTTTGTTAAAGAAGATCTCCTTATCTTTTCTTTCATTATAATGAATAAGATAAACACAAAAAGATGTATCATTGCATAAAAATTTAATAATTCCTAAACGATCTCTACAAACACTATGATTTTTAAAAATAAAATTAGAAAAGAAACCTACATGTATAACTGAATTATTTTCATTTTTTTTAAATGTATTTATTTTTGTATAAGGTTGAAGATGTTTTAAAATATTTGAAAAGTCTGTATGCAATTTTTTTATATTTAAACCAAGATATGTATAATAATATGTAAAATTATTTTTAAAAAATGTTGTAATTGTATCAACTTGTTTTAATTTATTTTTAATAGAAATTATTTTTTTTAAATTAGTTCGATAACGTTCATATACATGTTTAATTTCGTTTTTATCATAAAAAATTTTAGGAACTAATAAGTATAGTATACAAATAATTTGTTCTTCAATTGTTTCTGTTTTTTGAAGACATTCTATGATAAAACTATCTGTTATTTCATCTTTCATAAAATGATTTTTTAAAGCCAATGTGGTAATTTCAGAACCATAGTTTAAATATGCGTATGCATTTGATTGTAAGATATGATTTGTATATTTTAAGGATGTATTTTTTTCAAGTTTACTTATAACTTTATATAAGCTAGGAATATTAGATAAATTATCTAGTTTCATATTGACATACATAGTTATATATTCATTGTTAAATGTTAATGCATATAATTGTAATAATGTTGTTGCTTTTTCATCCATATTTCCCAATTTATCCAATATTTTTATACGATTTATAAGGTTATCTTTATTAGAAAAATATTTTATACATACAGTATTAATTTCTAATGCATCATTGTATAATTTTTTCATATAATAAATATTTGATAGACATTGAAAAATAAATTCATATTTTAAACCTGCTGATGTAACCATTTTTCTATATATTTTTATAGCCATATCAAAACATGAATCAAACTCATTTTTATTGTATAGATCTATCACATATCTAATATCATTTTCCATTTTTTAAATAGATAACTATTTAAAATATAATTTTAATTTTATTTATTGTGATTTAGGTTTACGGCCTCGTTTTTTAGGAGCAACATCATTAGTTTCAACAGAATCTTCAGAAACAGTTGATTCTTCTTCTACAATTTTCTTTTTACGTGTTACTTTTTTCTTTTCTTCTTTAGGTTCTTCTTTAGGTTCTTCTTTAGGTTCTTCTTGTCCTAATTTTTTATAAATACCAGCAATAAGAGCACGAATTTCATTATTTTCTTTACGAAGTTCTTTTACACCTTCAATTAAAACACCAGTTAAACGAGGATAATCTACTGTTAAAAATCCATCATTATTAACATGAATTAATTCAGGAAATTGACGTTGAACATCTTGAGCAATTACACCAACTTCTCGTTTATCTCCATTATGACCATCCTTCCATTTATAGTATACACCATTCAATTTATCAATATTATCCAATGCATTTTCAATAATTGAAATATCAGTCTTAAGACGCTCATCAGAAGTGGCATATACAGCACCTACTTGTAATTGAGCACCAGTTGAATGTGCAGCTGATATATCAGGAATTCCACCTGATGTAGTATAATTTGAATCAAATAAGTACCAGAAGGATGAGCCTAGTTCTGTTCCGCCTGATTGATATTGACGAATTAACCCACTAGTTACTGTATTTGCTGTATTCATAGCTACACTTGTTATACTTGTACTGCTATTGAACATATTAGTGTATAAACCGACGTTAACATTTGCTGCACCGTCTGTTCCATTTGTTGCCAAGTTTATATATGCATCATTTAAAATAATTGTTTCAACAACTGTATTGGTGGATGTAACTGTTCCATTAATAGTCAAGTTATGGTTAATAGTCAAGTTTCCTTTTATAGTTACATCAGCACCAAAATTAGAATCAGCATTATTAGTTGTTGGGTAATTGTAAACAATTTGACCACTGGTATTACCAGCTTTTCCTAATACAATTGTATTCGTATTAATGTTCAATGTATCTGTACTATTAGTTGTTATATTTCTATTGACATCTAAATAAAGACCAACACCGATAGTAGTAGTACCAGTTGCATTTGTATTAATTGTTACTTGATTGGAGTTGACAGTAAGGAAATCGTTAACACCAGTACCTACAGTCATATTGTTACCTTGACTACCAGCTTTAGAACCAATATTAATGACGTTATTGCTTCCATTGTTAGCAATACCAACAATACCACTGTTGACTGTGGATAAGAAAACGTGATTGGAGTTAACAGTAAGGAAATCATTGACACCAGTGCCTACGGTCATATTGTTACCTTGACCAGTAGAACCTACATTGATGACGTTGTTGCTTCCATTGTTAGCAATACCAACAATACCACTGTTAACTGTGGATAAGAAAACGTGATTGGAGTTGACAGTAAGGAAGTCGTTAACACCAGTACCTACGGTCATATTGTTACCT